GAAGAGAGCCAACCCATCCTCCGAGGTTTTAATTCACCACCAAACGACTCAAGAAGGCATTGAAATGGATCAAGAAGGCACAAGAAGGCTCAGACTGGTTCAAAGTGGCTCAGATCGGCTCACAGAGCCTGTGGAGACTATCCCTGAGAAGCTTTACGGCAATCCAACGCCACGAATACACTCAAAACTACGCTCAGATTTACCCAGCAAGGGTCAAGAGCTCATCGATTTCAGCAATTCGATCGGATTCCCGTTGCTACCGTGGCAAGAATGGCTCGCCATTGAGTCGCACCGTGTCAAGCCTGACGGGAGATGGCTGAATCCTCTCGTCCAATTGGTCGTAGCGAGACAACAAGGAAAGACGACATTCATGAAGCAACGAATCCTCATGGGCTTATTTGAGTGGAATCAAGGTCTGCAAATTGGCACAGCTCATCGATTGACTACATCGCTGGAGACATTTCGTGATCTTGTGCAGACGATCGAGAGCAATGATGGACTGGCGAAGCAAGTCAAGCGCATCCGCTGGGCTCATGGATCTGAGGAGATCGAGACTTTGTCCGGTAATCGCTACATGGTCAAAGCTGGCGCATCAGCCGCGCGTGGTATCTCAAAGCCATCGACCGTCCACATCGATGAGACCCGAGAGCTCAAGGATGAATCCACATGGGCGTCGCTGCGATACACGATGATGGCCGCCGAGAATCCTCAGCTGTGGTCATATTCCAACGCTGGCGATCAGCATTCATTGGTGCTCAATCAGCTGCGCGAGCGTGGCTTGGCTGCCGCGTCCGGTGCGGCCGATGACATTGGATATTTTGAGTGGTCGAGCGATTATGACTTGATAGACGATTCCCCAAGATTTTGGAAAGGCGCGGCGATGGCAAATCCTGCGCTTGGCCACACTGTGCACATCGACAACTTGCGAGCTGTGATGAATGATCCGCCTGATGTCGTCCGTACCGAAGTCTTGTGCCGCTGGGTTCAGACGATCGATTCGGCGATTCCTGCAGGTGAATGGGCAGAATGTGCGACCGATAATTTAGATTTAGACTTGGAGAAAACTGTCTGGCTTGGGCTGGACTGTTCACCGGATAGACGCGATGCAGCTTTGGTCGCAGCTCAGCGCATCGATGATGATCAATTTGTCGTCAAGCTACTGCACACATGGCACAATGCAATTTCACTCGATGACAAAGCCATTGCAAATGATGTCGCTGATTACTATCGGGACATGCCAGTCGAGGTCGTCGCATTTAGCAAGCGCACATCATCAGCTGTGGCATCAAGACTTGTGCCAGCTGGAATCCCTATCATGGACATCGATGGTGCGCTTTATGGGCAAGCGTGCGATGAATTTCTAGGAGCGGTCACATCGAAGAGACTCAGACACATCAATCAACCCGAATTGACGAAGCAAGTCTTGTCAGCGGCCAAATTGAAATTTGGGGATGGTGGATGGACTATCGGACGACGGGCATCACAGAGCACTGTCTGCGCGACGGTTGCATGTGCTCTGGTCACGCATTTCGCGACACGCCAAGAGACGGATCTTGACATCATGGTCTTTTGATTGTAACGCTGGGGCAAAATTGGCGCATGGGATTATTTGATCGATTCACTGCAGCCAAGCCGATTGATAACATCGTCGATGCGTCTTTGGCTCCGGTCAATTCACTCGATTCAATCGGTGCGCCATATTTCGGCGGCATTCAATCAGCATCTCGATCTGAGGCGATGGGCGTGCCAGTAATTGCACGCGCTCGCGGAATCATTTGCTCCACTGTGGCGTCACTGCCATTGGAGACAAAGAACAAATCCACAAGAGAGACAGTCTCATCAGCTCGCGTGATCAATCAGCCTGATCCACGAATCACAGGCGCAGAATTTTGGGCATGGATCGCTGAGGATTTGCTATTCCGTCCAGCGGCCTATGCAGTCGTGACACAGCGATATGCAGACACCGGACGCATTCAAGCGATGGAGCGCGTTGCGCCTGAGCGCGTCGGCGTCTTTACAAATGCCAACGGCACACAGATCGAAAGCTACACAGTCGATGGAATTACGATTGCGCCTGAGCAGCTTGTGGTCTTTGGCAACATGCAAGAAGGATTGCTCAATCGTGCAGGCCGTACAGTAAGAGCTGCACATGCTTTGGAGCGCGCAGCTTACGATTTCGCATTGAATCCTGCGCCACAAATGGTTGTCAAAACAAATGGCACAAACTTGCCAAAAGAGCGTCTCCAGGCACTTAAAGAAACATTCTTGAATCGCACATCGAAGTCAGTCACAGTGCTCAATGCAGATGTATCGCTGGAGACTGTCGGATTTGATCCGAAGCAATTGCAGATGAATGAAGCGAGACAGTATTTGGCTTTGGAGCTTTGCAGAGCCATCGGATTACCGGCATGGTTCGCATCAGCTGATCCATCGAGCACGACCTATTCCAACGCTGTAAATCAGAGGCGTGACCTCATCGATTTCTCGATTCGTCCAATCCTCACCATCATCGAGCAGCGTCTATCGCTTACAGATTTCACGCCAGCATCTGAGTATGTGCGTTTTGATCTTGATGATTTCTTGCGCGGCAATCCACTCGAAAGAGCGCAAGTTTACGAAATCCTGAATCGCATTGGCGCAATGACAATTGAAGAAATCAGAGAAGAAGAGGACATCATCGGATGAAGCTAACAACACCAATCACGATCACTGCAGCCGATTCAGAATCGCGCACGATCTCAGGCCGCATCGTTGCATTTGATGAGCCTGCAAACGCGAGCACAGGCAAAGTCGTATTTGCTAAAGGCTCAATCGATCCAGCTCCGGTATTTCTTAACCTAGAGCACGATCGCACACGCAGAATTGGCAAGAGCATGGAGATGTCAATGGATGGCGATAGCGCGATCAATGCGACATTCAAGATCAGCACCACACAAGCTGGCAATGATGCACTCATTGAAGCAATGGATGGTCTGCGCGATGGATTTAGCGTGGAGCTTGCCGTCGAGGATTATGTGCAGGAAAAGGGATACATGAAAGTCTTGAAAGCCGAGCTCACAGGAGTTGCGCTTGTCTCAGAGCCTGCAGTGCGATCAGCTCGCGTTGCAGAAGTCGCAGCGACAGAAGGCGATGAAGATTCCGAATCCACACCGGATGAGGATGCAACACCAACACCAACAACAGAAGGAGACGAAGTGGAAAACACCGTCACAGACGCGGCAGCCGTTACAGAGACGGTTGAAGCCGCACAGTCAGTCACAGCCGCCAGCACCACTGGCGTATTTACAGCAAAGCCACGCTTAGATTTCTCAGCTACAAAGCAGCTTGAGATGACAATCAAGGCAGCAATGGGATCTGAAGATGCACGCGCTTATGTACGCGCAGCAGCAGACACCACAGACAATGCTGGTCTCGTACCAACACGCCAGCTCACAACCGTGATCAACGGACTTGCAAATGCAACCCGTAGCAACATCGATGCAATCAGCCGTGGCACATTGCCTGATGCTGGTATGTCATTCGAGATCCCAAAGATCACACAGCTCCCATCAGTAACTGAAGAAGCCGAAGGCGGCACAGTTGCAGATGTCGATCAGAATTCTGAGTTCCTCTCAGTATCTGTAAAGAAGTATTCCGGAAGTCAAACTTTTTCGGTCGAACTCTTTGACCGGTCAAGTCCATTGTTCGTAGATGAGTTAATGCGTAACATGGCCGCGCAATATGCAAAGGTCACAGACACTGCAGTCAATGCAGCGTTGATCTCCGGTGCATCAGCTGACGCAACAACCACGACAACATATCCAACAGCTGCAGAATTGCTCGGTATTGTCGCTCGCGGTGCTGCATCAGTTTATTCAGGCACACAGGGCTTTGCTCGCAATATCATCATGAACACATCCCAATGGGCAAATGTCATGACACTGAATGATTCAGGCCGTCCGATCTACAATGCTGCACAGCCACAAAATGCTGGCGGCGCAGTGCGTCCAGATTCAATCCGCGGCAATGTCGCTGGCCTTGATCTTTATGTCACAGCCAACACAGCTGCAACAACAGACGCAGATGGATCAATCTTGATCGTCAATCCTGATGCATACACATGGTATGAGTCACCAACATTCCAGCTGCGTGCAGATGTCATCGCAACCGGACAAATCTCAATCATGATGTACGGATACGGCGCAATTGCAACCAAGATCGGCGCAGGCGCGTTCAAGAACAACAAGGCCTAATCGCCACCAATTAACCATCGGCCATTTCGCTCCCGAGGTGGCCGAGCAGTAGAAGGGATGAGCTCATGTCAGCAATCGTTACAGCCTCACAGCTGAGATCAATTCTTGGCGTGAGCTCATCTCTCTACAATGACGCCTATTTGGACGACATCATTGACACGGCCGAAGGCGTGATCCTGCCAATTCTTACGCAGAACACCACAGCCATCACTGAGTACAAATTGGCCAGCAATGTCGCTTATTTCTACACACGGGAGCCACACACTTTTGCAGTCGGCCAGTCAGTCGTCGTCACAAAGATGCCTGCGCCATTTACTGCCACATTTACAGTCACAAAGGCTGAGGATCTTTATTTCACGGCCGCGCTAACAAATGCAGATGTCTCGATCCGTCAGATCATTCCGAATGGCACTGCAACCCTATCCGGCTATGGCGCGGCCACTTATTACATCGGCAACCCAAATGTCGAAAGCGCAATCCTTGCAGTCGCGGTCGAAGTATTCCAAAGCCGCACAGCTGCAGGCGGTCAGATCGAAGGCGTGGACTTTAGCCCAACGCCATTCAGAATGGGGCGCAGCTTGACAAATCGCTGCATCGGATTGCTCGGTGACTTGGTCGATACTCGATCGATGGTGAGCTGATGCCTGCATCAACTATTGCCACAAGCGTCCGAGGCGCAATCAAGACAGCAATCGCAGGCGTCGCAGCCAATACCTATGACTCAGTGCCTGAATCGCCGATCGTGCCATTTGCTGCAGTCGTGCCAGCATCGCCATATCTTGAAGCCAATCTCATCGGCACATCAACCCGTGTCAAAGTTAATCTTGTCATCACTGTCGGCGTTGCAATGTACTCAAATGCCGCCGCGCTCGACAACATCGAGCAGCTAGTCATGAGCATTCTGGCGGTTATTCCGTCAGGTTACACAGTCGGCTCTGTGTCTAATCCAATGCCAATTTCAATCGGAGCATCCGACATTCTCGCGTGTGAGATTGAAATATCAACCCAATACACACAAACTAACTAGGAGTAATTATGCCAACGACCGTCATCACCGGACGCGATCTAGTATTGACGATCGCTACCGTAAATTACGACGCACAAGCAACATCAGTCACACTTACAAATGAGCACACCATCGAGACATATCAGACACTCGACGGCCGTGCATACAAGGCCATTGATGATCAATGGACACTTGACATTGAAATGCTTGCAGACTGGGGCGCAACAGGATCACTGTGCGAATCACTTTGGACAGCATGCGAATCTGCACCAAATACCACTTTGGCAGCGTCAGTAACAGCTGCAACCGGAGCGGTATTTGCATGCAATGTCTTGCCAGTATTTCCATCCGTCGGCGGTTCAGCACCGGATGCACAGACTGTCTCACTATCATTCACAGTAGTCGGTACACCTACCGAGACATTTAGCTAAGAAGGAGATCGGGAGCATGAAAACAAACATCACAATTGAATACACATCGGGCGAGGTTGCCACTTATGTGGCAGCTCCGCCTGAGTGGTGCAAATGGGAGAACAAGACAGGCCACACCATCACACAAGCTGCAGACAAGATCGGAATCTCCGATTTACTTTTCCTGGCATATCACGCCATGAAGCGAGAAGCAGCTGGCAAGCCTGTCAAGCCTTATGAAGCTTGGATCGAGACAGTCTCGGACATTCAGACAGGCGAAGTCGAAAGCCCAAAAGTTACGCCGCTGGAAGCTTAAATCGCACCATCGTGGAGCTGGCAATTGCCACACAAATCCCGATGAGCGAATGGCGGACGGCGGAGCAGATCATGACAGCGATCGAGATTCTGGAGAAGCGGAATGGCTAAAGCAGGCAAAGGCACACTTGCCATCACTGTCGAGCCTGTTGAATTTAGAAATCTGATCAGATTGCTTGGCTCATTGCCAAAAGAATCTCAGCAAGAGATCCGCGATCGAGCATTGCCACTGTCACAAAGATTTGCCGGACAATTGCTGCAATTTGCTCAGGCATCGCGCACGCCAGTGGCCGTCAAGGTTGCTGAATCACTTGCACCAAAGCGTGATCGATTGATCCGCGTCGATGTCGGTGGCACAAAGAAAGTCGGTCGCAAATACGGCGGCGAAAAGCGCAAGGGCGGCACAGTCGTCAAGCAAGGTCAAGCCGTTGCAGGCGCATTGCTTTGGGGATCTGAATACGGATCACATCGCGGCGTCGATCGACGCGGCCGTGCCTACTCTGACAGATTCAAGGCTCCATACAACAAGTCGGGATACTGGATCAATCCTGCAATGGATTATTATTTGCCCATAATTGCAAGAGAATATGCACAGATGGTGCAGGATGTAGTGAAGAAGGCAGGGATGGACTGATGGCGATTCCAAAGGTCAAGATAACTTTTGACGCCGATCTCGATGGACTGCGCAAAGGCGTCAATGGTGCATCCAGTGAAGTGCAAGGCTTTGGCGATAAAGTTGCAAAGTTCGGCAAGATGGCAGGCGCGGCATTTCTCGCAGCTGGCGCAGCGGCCACTGCCTACGCTGGAAAATTGCTGGTCGATGGCGTCAAGTCAGCAATCGCCGATGAAGCTGCACAGGCCAAGCTCGCGACCACTTTGGAAAATGTAACTGGCGCGACCAATGCTCAGATCGCAGCTGTGGAATCACAGATCACCAAGACATCCTTGCTGACTGGTCTGACTGATGATGAATTGCGTCCAAGCTTTGAGCGATTTGTGCGTGCTACAAAGGATGCAGATCAAGCTCTCAAATTGCAGGCCGTGGCCATCGATGTCGCCGCTGGATCCGGTAAGTCTCTCGAAGCTGTAACAAATGCCATGAGCAAGGCGGCCGAAGGCAATGCAGGATCGTTGGCCAAGCTAGGCGTCGGACTTACTGCCGCGCAGCTCAAGACGATGTCAATGGAAGAAATCACGGCTCAACTTGCTGCCACATTTGGCGGTCAAGCATCACAGCAGGCAGACACATTTCAAGGCAAGATGCAACGGCTCCAAGTCGCATTTGACGAAGGCAAAGAGACTGTCGGATCTTTCGTGCTTGATGCCATCACACCGATGGTCTCAGGCTTTGTCAATACAGTCATCCCAGCTGTGCAGCAATTGGCCGAAGAGCTGGGGCCAAAGCTCACGCCAATTTTCATTGCTTTGCGAGATTACATTCAGAATTCTGTCATCCCTACATTTACAGCCATTTGGTCTTTCCTGACTGAATATGTCATTCCAGCCATCGGCAGTGTGCTCACACCAATCATCGATGGTCTGCGGTCAGCATTTGAGAAGGTCACAGCAAAGATCGCTGAGAATGAATCAAAACTCAAGCCACTGAAAGCTTTGCTCGAAGTCATTGCCAAAGTCATCCGCGATGTGGTCGCTCCGGTAATTGGCACGATTCTAGGCAGGGCATTTGACACACTTGGCACTGCCATCAGCTTTGTGATTGGTCTATTCTCCAACCTTGTCAATGTCGTCAATAGCGCATTCAATGCAATCCGAAACATCGTCAATTTCATCAAGAATAATCCAGTGACACAGGCTGTCGGTGGCGCGATTGACAATATCTTTGGCGGTGGTCGAGCCAATGGCGGCCCAGTCAATGCTGGCACAAGCTATGTGGTCGGCGAGCGTGGCCCAGAATTATTCGTGCCAAATACTGCAGGCACAATCGTGCCAAATGGCGGCACTGGCGGTCGAGGCAACACCATCAATCTGACAGTCAATGGCGCAATCGATGCCGAAGGTACAGCGCGCACCATCATCGATGTACTTAATAGATCAACCTCACGCGGCACACTGGGCGCAGGACAGTTCAGCTATTCATGAGCAATTTCAATCCAGAATGGCGAGTCACTATTGGGAGCACGATATACACCAATGTGACGCTTTCAGGCTTGTCAATCACATCAGGCCGCACCGACATTTATTCTCAGCCCGTTGCTGGATATTGCTCACTGACTGTCATCAATCTTGACAATTCGGTATTTGATTTCCAAGTCAATCAAGGCATGACGCTCCAGCTCAAAGATTCCACGGGCACATATCGCACGATGTTCGGCGGCAACCTCACAGACATCACGCTTGAGGTCGTATCAGCTGGCGGTGCAGGCATGGCCACAGCTGCATCGCTGACGGCTCTGGGAGCTTTGTCAAGATTGCCAAAAGCATTGACCGATGGCGTTTTAGCGAAGGATCTTGATGGAGATCAGATTGCCGTGATTTTGCAAGATTTGCTTGTCAATAATTGGCTCGAAGTGCCGCCAGCTTATACATGGGCAACATATCCTGCGACGACTACTTGGCTCAATGCAGAAAACACCGGACTTGGCGAGATCGATTCGGGAATCTATGAGCTCGAAGCTCGCACATCCGAAGTCACCGATGTGTATTCGCTTGCATCGGCTTTGGCTGTCTCGGGTTTTGGCTATCTGTACGAATCATCGGATGGCCTGATCAATTATGCCGGAGCTACGCATCGACAGGATTATTTGGCCAATAACGGTTATACGACAATTTCTGCAAATCAGGGTCTAGCAGCTGGTATCCGCACAGTCACTCAATCTGGCGATGTGCGAAATGTTGTGGCTCTTAAATGGCGAGCAGGCACTGAAGAAGTCGAGGATCTAGATTCAATTGCGCTATTTGGCAAGCTTGGGCAATCGATCACGACAACATTGCACAATCACGCGGATGCGACATCCCAAGCCAATCGATACCTAGCTCTGAGATCCTATCCAAGAGCCAAATTTGAGTCGATCACATTTCCAATCACATCTCCTGAGCTTTCAGATGCCGAGCGCGATGCTCTTTTAGGCATATTCATGGGAATGCCCATCAGCCTGACGGACCTGCCGCTGAATATATCCGGCGGACAATTCCAAGGCTTTGTCGAAGGATTCACATGGAGCGTATCGCTCAATTCAATTCTTTTGACGATCAACATGTCTCCAATTGAATTTTCACTTGTCGCTGTAAACTGGGAGCAAGTGAATGCAGCAGAACAGTGGAACACACTGAGCAATACACTCACATGGGAAAAAGCAACAGGAGCGGTGGCATAAATGGCAACGACAACAAACTTTGGCTGGGAGACGCCAGATGACACAGATTTGGTCAAGGATGGCGCGGCAGCAATGCGCACACTTGGCAATTCGATTGACACATCATTTGTCGATCTCAAAGGTGGCACATCCGGTCAGATGCTGACAAAGGCATCAAATACGGATTTGGATTACACATGGGTGACGCCACAAATCGGCGACATCACAGCAATCACGGCTTCATCACCATTGACAGGTGGTGGAACTGGTGGAGATGTAACTATCGGAATTCTTAGCGCAACGACATCAAATCTTGGTGCGGTTCAACTTTCGACTTCAACATCGAGCACTTCGACATCCCTAGCGGCTACAGCTTCAGCTGTGAAATCCGCTTATGACTTGGCAGATGCAGCTGTGGCCAAATCAATTGTTGATGCAAAAGGCGACATAATTGCAGCAACTGCAGATAACACAGTGACTCGCTTGCCAGTCGGTACAAATGGTCAAGTCTTGACAGCCGATTCAACAACTGCAACTGGATTGAAATGGGCAACGGCAGGCGGCAGCGGCGGAAAGCTTTTGCAAGTCGTATCTGCGACCACGACAACAGCGACGACAATTGCGACGACAACACTTACTGACACCACCATCACAGCCACAATTACGCCAAGTGCAACCTCATCAAAGATTCTTGTGCTTGTGTCATGGAATGTGGACATGGACAGAAATGCAATCGAGCACTATGTCGGTGCAAAAGTTTTGCGTGGAGCGACAACGCTTCTCGATTACGGAATTTTTAAGCTGGCGGCAATTTACACAGGCGGCAGTCGATCACGAAATGTCCAATCTGGCTCAATGTCATATTTGGATTCGCCATCAAGTACATCTGCACTGACTTACAAGGTGCAAGGCGCAATCGATTCAGCATCGAGCGGTGGCACATCAACTTGGCAATACTCAGGGGCTCCATCAACGATCACACTTCTGGAAATAGGTGCATGATGACAACACAAGAAATCACAGACGCAATCTTCTACCTTGTCCCGAATGCTGAATTCAGCTTCACAGAGACTGATTTGAGCACTTTGGAATGGCACACAGCGGATGTGCCAAAGCCAACTGTCAAAGCAATCACAGATGCAATTCCACTAGCTCAGGCAAAAATTGCTGCGGATAAAGCTGCAAAAGATCAGCAAAAGCAGGCAGTCTTGGATCGCTTAGGCGTTACAGCTGACGAATTGGCAGCGGCTTTGTCATGACTTATCCAGTCGGCTCAGCTGCACATGCGATTGAAATTGCCAAAAGCGAGATCGGTTATGTCGAGACACCGGACAACATCACCAAATTTGAGAAATTTACAAAGGCCAATGGTCTGCCATGGTGCGGATCATTCTGCAATTGGGTGCTGGCACAAGCTGGGGTCAAGGTTCACTCAGTCGTCAGCACAGCTGTTGGAGCTCATAAGTTCAAGGAGATTGGCCGCTGGCATGAAGTGCCTGCAATTGGCGATCTTGCTTTCATGGATTTTCCACATGACGGCGTCGATCGCATCAGTCATATTGGCATCGTCGTCGGCATCGATGGCAAGACAGTGACTTGCATCGAAGGCAACACATCCGGCACAGGCGATCAGCGCAATGGCGGCATGGTCATGGTCAAGCAGCGCACAATCGGCAAAGAAGTTGTCGGATTTGGCCGTCCGAAATATGTGCCATATAAAGGCGAATTTCCAAAGGTAGAAATGCCATCACCAACAAAGGCCGAAAAGCCAAAGAAGGAGAAAAAATGGAGCAAATGAAAGCAATGGCAGCAAGCTGGGCAAGATCATTTCTTGCAGCTGCGCTCGCACTGTACATGGCAGGCGAGACAGATCCAAAGACATTGGCGATGGCTGGCGCAGCCGCTGTCGCACCGGTAATCCTAAGATGGTTAAATCCAAAGGATCAGGCTTTCGGGTTATTGGGGAAGTGACTCGAAAGGTACTGACGGCAGCTCTAGGGTTATCGCTTTCGCTAGGGCTGTCGTCATGTGCTTATCAAGGATGGACACGGTATGAGTGCCAAGAATTTGAAAACTGGGAAAAGCCTCAATGCAATCCGCCACAATGTAAAGCTACGGGAGTCTGTACTGAGGACATATTTGGAGAGGATCCGCGTGCCATCACATCAACGCAGATTGACAAATGAGCAGCTTAAAGCTCGACTCATCGTATTTATTGGGGTCTGTCTAGCTCTTACATTTGCATTTTCGGTCGCTGGGATGCTTTATGCGCTGATCTTTGTGACTCAGCCACTTGGCGATCAAGCTCCCAATGATCGAGCATTCATCGAGTTACTTTCAACGCTCACAATTTTCTTGACTGGGGCATTGGGATCAGTGTTGGCATCAAATGGATTGAAAGACAAGCCAAAATCTATGGATGACACGCCGAAAAATACGCAGGATTCTTGACCTTGTCAGCCGATTGGTTCATGCTCTTACTCGGGAGCAAGCCTTGCCACGGGTCAGGCGAAATGCAGGGCTTGCTCCCCTAACAGAAACGGGAGCAAAATGACAACAGAACAAATCATCGGCTTTGCAGTATTGGCACAGCTGGCAATTTCAACACTTTTGTATTCAATGGGATACAGGGATGGCAAGTCGGTCGGATACCATCATGGCCGATCTGTCGGCATGGCGATGGGCAAGACGAAGGCGGTCAAGTAAATGGCCGGATTCTTGGATGGATATGAAGATGTGGCTGCACGCATCAAAAGACTGCACAGCACATTCCCATCAAATCGCGTGGAGACATCAATCATCGATTTCAATGCAGCTGCAGGATATATTCTTGTGGAATGCCGAATCTATCGTGAATATGAAGATGAGAAGCCATCGGCTATTGATTACGCATTTGGACGGGTCGAATCTTACAATCCCAGCATGAAGCGATGGTTCGTCGAAGATACCGTCACATCAGCAATTGGACGCTGTGCAGGGCTATTGCTCGGATCTGAGACTAGGCCGACAAAGCAAAACATGGAGCAAGTCGAGACGATGCCAAAGGCATTCGTGGACAAGATCGAGGATGATCCGTGGTCAAAGCCATTTGCTGAAGATGGATTTGCTACAGCTGCAACAGGCATCGCCGAAATTGTCAATCAACTTGGCGGAGAGCTCATCGGAGAAGCTCCACTGTGCAAGCATGGCCACATGCTATGGCGTGAAAAGGCCAAAGATAAGCCAGGAAAAGACTGGGGCGGATATTTCTGCAGTGAAAAAATTAAAGCCAATCAATGCGCACCGATGTGGCATGTACTTGGCGCGGATGGAAAATGGAAGGTGCAAAGCTGATGGCGGACATGGAGATGATCAAGATCGCCACAGGCGAGCGCACACGATTCATGCAAGATGGCACAGTCACCAAAGATCGAGTCGATCCACCAAAGATTGAATGGTGCGATCGATGTGAGATGTTCAAGCGATTTGATGGCGGTCGATATGACACAGTTATGGGATCGCCTGAGCTTTGGTATTGCGAGCTGTGTAAATGAAAATGAAAGTGTCTTTCGACGACATGATGGAATCGATTGAGATTGCTTTGCTACGCATTCGAGAGATCAATGGCCGTCCAGATCATTCATCAAGGTACGACAAGAATCTGTCATTTCATGAATATGTCTGCCAATTGGCTGAATCGATCTGCGCTGAGATTGTGGTGGCTAGGTACTTTGGGAACAAGGATTTCAAGCCGACTGTGAACACATTCAAGACACAAGCTGATGTCGGATCGCGCATCGAGGTCAAGTGGACAAAGTACGACACGGGAGCATTGATCATTGGTGAGACTGATCGCAATTCTGACATCGCCGTACTTGTCACGGGCAAATCGCCTGTCTATGAGATCCGAGGATGGATTCCGGTATCGATCGCCAAAGATAAACGCTGGAAGCGTCGAGACAATCCATCATTCTGGGTCGAGCAATACAATCTTCATCCCATCGAGAATTTAAGGAGATCCAGTCATGGAGATGCTGCGCTTTCAATGTAGGGTCGAAAAGAAGATTACCAATCACGGCGTCAAAATGGACGAAGTAAAGCTTGGTGATGGCATGGTGCTTGTGCAATGCTTAGGATGTGGCGTCATGGGCGTCATGGCTAGGAGCGATGCACATGCCTGAATATGACTACCGATGCGAAGTCTGCAGCAAAGTCAAAAGTGTCAAAAGATCATTTAGTGATGAGCTCGATCGCGCGCCTTATTGCGACGGTTGCACAATCCCAATGGCAAGGATCTACAGTGCCAATCCGGTGCATTTCAAGGGTCGTGGCTGGGGTGGCGATAAATGACAATTGTGAAAATGAGCTATGAATGCAATTGCGGCAAGATCATCTTGGTCGAAGGCACAAAGATCATGGACACAGCATTTGTCTTGACTGATTTGATGTTTGATCATGAGGATGTGACCTGTGGATAACCTGTGGACGACACGCAGGAGACGCGCTCAAGTTATCCACATTCTTGACTCATCCTTGACAGTGCCGCTACCGTCCTGCTCTGCAAGCGAGCGGCTGAAGCCGTGTAGCTCGCTAAGGAGACAGGCGGTTAGGGGAGCTCTTTGCCTATTGCTAGGCTCGATTGTCTTACAGATGCAACCCGTACAAGCTGCAACACATGCAGATCAATATCGTCTTTATGCTCATTCAAGAATCATTGATTGGAAGCAATTCAATTGCTTTGCCAAGATCATTCATAAGGAATCTCGATGGAATCCAAAAGCTCGCAATGGCTCACACTTTGGGCTAGGTCAGATGAGATCGCAGTGGTATCGAAATCTTGATCCATATCGTCAGATTGATCAGACCATCAAATACATCACAATTCGTTACAAAACGCCATGCAAGGCATGGGCATTTCATGAGCGCAAAGGATATTTTTGATGAGCCTACATTCACAGCGTAAGAGCAACAGCGCACAGTGGAAGAAGATCCGATTGAGGATACTCACAAGAGATGGGCGTGAATGCTATTGGTGCGGCATGGATGCAGATACAGTCGATCACATCATCCCAGTAGCCAAAGGTGGACTGGACATCGATGACAATCTTGTGGCAGCTTGTCGAAAATGCAATTTCAGTAAGCGTGACAAGTTACCGGATGAGTTCATCATGGAGCGAATGAGACGGGGTAGTCTTTTTCCTGAGACTGATTCCACCCAACCCATCCTAGATCGGAAGAG